GCCTTTTGGTGTTGTAGTGCGTTCAGGCGTATCCATTGGAACGATGCAAACTATTGGCATGTCGTAGGCCGCTAAGATATCCGCTTCGCCCGCATCATCAGCGGATAAATTAACAGTGAAACCCCAGTCGGTAGCATGTTTCGCCCACTTGATCGCTTCAGCTGATTTTTTGTGCGTATAAGTGAACCCGCGTTTTCCGAAATTCGCTTTCACTAGTTCGCCCAGTGCGTAGGCATCGACGCTTTCACCTTCGCCCGCCAAATCGCCCGCGACGTTATGGCGCCATAATGTGCCCGCAGGTAAGGCCGCGATATCGGCGCACAATTCATCATGTGATTTACCTCGGGCGGGCACCTTATCCCAACTCATACGGGTATAAAAATCTTCGGCGTAACAATCACTTCTATAATGCGCGCATGATGGCGGGCAGGTTTCACGCTGTGAATAGGTAACAGGTATTTCACCCGTTTTTCGGTTCTTTGATTTTGGAATGAATGTAATTTTCATAATTTCACCCGCAAAATTTCAAGTTTTCCCGAATTGACAAGGGCCTGAAGTAAATCACGCTTGAATTGTTTTTTTTCTGCGCGTTTTGCGGCCTTGATTGCGTGTTGTGATCTACACTTGGCCCGCCATGCGCGCGCAGGGCCGTTCGGTTCTGTATCAAGTAAATCAAGCTTGTCTAGAATTCGTATCGGGCATTCGTAATAGTACGGGCCGCAATCCTCTGACATATCTTTATAAGAAAATGCGATATCGTTCGAAAGATTATCGATTTTTTTTCTAGTGGTTAAAACGACAATCCCAAAATGAATAGTTGATCCGTCGGGCCTTGTAACCCGTTGAATGCCATAAAACGTCGATCCGACCATAGCAGAATCGATTATTTCAAAGGCCGTTTTATTAGGCCCGCCCAATTGCGTTAATTCTTTTTTTACGATATCCGACGTTTTATCGGTTTTATCAATAGTGAATGAAGTCCATCCCATAATATCCTCGCATGTAATAGAAAAAACCCGACGCAAGTATTGCATCGGGAGGGAAAAAAAACAACTGTTTAAATAAACTCTGGTACGTCGGTTTTAATGTGAATTTCATAACCCAATTTTTTGATGTCAATTAATGCATGTCGGGTTAGCGTAGTAGTGCCCGCTATTTTTGCCAGTAGTTTTGCCTTTTCGCAAAACGGGTAATAAGTTTCAAGTCCATAAACTGATTTTGATTTAATGATAATTTGCATTATGATAATCCTAGAATGAAAGTAATAAAAACAAAAATGCCCAAAGTACAAAGAACCCAAAAATACCCGCTAGAATTTCAGATAACATATTTCCCCCTATTTAACGGACTTAATCAGTCCGTTTTGCATGTAAACTTGCGCGAAAAATTCGCGGCCTTTGCCGGTAATGTGCGGCCTATTTGCGCCAGTTATCATTCCGTCGGCCTTATATTCAGCACCGAAAAGACTTGTTTCTGTATAGCGCAATGGTTGACCGATAGCGGCCTTCAGTTCTTTTTTACTTGGATAATTGAAAATCATTTTCCGGCCTCTTCGAGTGATAAGACTAAGCAATAACCTAAGAACATGAGTAAAAATGCTGCGCCCGCAAGTAGTGGGAACCCGTTAAACAGTGCGAGCAGAAATGCGATTGACATGCCCGCAGTTGGAATGAATACAATAAGAGAGGGTTTCATTTAATCACCCTCTTTCTGTGATGCGATACTCGCAATGTATAAAACAGTACTGACAATGATTGAAGCAACAGCAAAGAAAAACTGTTCGTTGAACGTAAAAAATAAAGACCAAGCGCAAAACGATATCATTGCAATCATTAGTAAAGAGGATGTTTTCATGCTGTTTATTTCCTTGGTTTATTAATAGGGCACTACAGGAACGAATACTCGCACGTTCAATGCAATATATCAAGCGTGTGAGTATATTGTATTTATTAATCGGAAGCCAGGTTTTTATAGATTTTGACTATCTTTGACTATCTGCTGCTGTTCCTGTACATTTCGCCCGTTGGGCATCGATGCCCGCCCGCTAAAATCAGTTCATTTATATGAAACCAATCACTAGGAAACAAGCAAAAGAAAGTATAGAGTCTAGAGGGTTAGAAGCGTCTCTACGTATAGGTAAATCCGGCCTTACAGCAAAGCAACGTAAGTTCGCAGAGGGTATCGTGTTGGAAGGTTTAACTGGTGCTGACAGTTACCGGCAAGCGTATAACGCCAAGGGAAAACCCAAAACAGTTGGGAACCATGCAAGCGCGCTTAAACAGCATGATGGAATAAAGCGGGAAATGGAATTGCTAGAAGTACATAAACAGGCTGTTGCATCGCATTCTGCTGAGTCCTTACGGGCATTATGCGTTTCAACCTTGGTTGACGTTGCCTGCAATAGCGACCGCGACGCAGTTCGCGTTGCTGCTGTGCGCGTGTTGGGAAGTGTTGTAGGCGTTGACGCATATCGTGAGACTAAGCGTATTGAAAGCGTTAAACCAAGCGACGATATAAAGGCGCAAATAATGGCGCAACTTAAAACTATGATGCTAGGCAATGACGACGCTGTAACAGTCGACGCGACCGACTTGCTAGCAGAATTGGTAGGCGATGACAGCGCCAAAACCCGCGTAGAACCTAGCGAATCGGGCGATGATTGCGATTCTGATAACACCGACCGTACCCACCCCGTACCCCCCGATTTTATTAATGGGACTCCGGCATCCACTCTACATACTATTCCACTCAAACAATCCCCAAATTTTTCCAATCAGTCGGGCTCACCTATTCCCCTGCCAAGCACCCCCTTGTCTTTTGAAAACGACGATGGCGGGGGGGATATATTTTTAGAAAAAGGCAAATAGTTATCAAACGATTACTGTCAATATTTGACAGTAAAAGAATGACAACATTAAATATATGACGGTATTACTTATTAACAGGGATATGACGGCTAAACGTAAAGTGATGTCGTTTGAAGAGTGTGTGGAGAAGGATATGACGCCGGCGCAGAAGGAAGTGTTCTTGTGTATAGATGAGTGGTGGAAGAAGTATGGGTTTGGCCCGTCTATACGGGATATATGTAATGTACGGGGTAAGGCTGGTATGGGAAATACGGCTGAGATTATCAACCGGCTTATAAAGATTGGCGTGCTGAAAAAGGTTAAAGGCGCGGGCAGGAGTGTGAGACCGGTATATATAAACTTCAGGACGTTGGAATGAATAAAGACGAGAAGCTATTACTGGAGGCGTTTACGTTGCTCTACACAATGTATAAGGATCAGCATGGCGGGAGGCGGTATTTCCGTCCGGTGAGTATTTACCCTACGCTATCGAAAATACAAAAGCGATTGGATAAACCTATCAGGCAGGAATCGTTATCTATAGTAAGACAGAGACAAGAGGCTAATAGTCCGTGGACTTGAGTGAGCTGATAAGTAAGCTGCCGGCTAACGAGCAGGAGAAACTACTGGAGCAGGTAAGCCAGTATAAGGATGCTGTCACTCGGGAGAAAGCTCAGAAGTCGTTCATGGCTTTCGTACATGAAATGTGGCCTGGGTTTATACATGGCAGACATCACGCCTTGATGGCTAAGAAGTTTGAAGAGATAGCCGCTGGGAAGTTGAAGAGACTGATCATCAACATGCCGCCGCGTCACACGAAGTCGGAGTTTGCTAGTTACTTACTGCCGAGTTGGTTCTTAGGAAAGTACCCAGACAAGAAGGTTATCCAGACATCTAACACGGCTGAACTGGCTGTTGGGTTTGGTAGGAAGGTTAGGAACTTAGTTGATAGCGAACAGTATTCGAAAATCTTCCCAGGGGTCGGTCTCCGTGCGGATTCCAAGGCGGCGGGGCGTTGGGCTACTAGCCACGGTGGCGATTATTTCGCTATCGGTGTTGGCGGTACTGTTACTGGTAAGGGTGCTGACCTACTAATAATAGATGACCCTCATTCTGAACAAGAAGCCAAGCTAGCTCAAGGAGATCCGGGCGTCTTTGATAATGTGTATGAGTGGTATACCTCTGGCCCGCGTCAGCGTTTGCAGCCTGGTGGGGCAATTATTATTGTTATGACCCGCTGGTCGGACAAAGATTTGACCGGAAAGGTACTAAAAAGCGACTCATCTGACTGGGAAGTGATAGAACTACCGGCAATTCTTCCATCTGGTAACTCTTTATGGCCTGAATTCTGGCCTCTGGTTGAACTAGAAGCGTTAAAAGAAGAACTTCCTCCGTACAAATGGAACGCTCAGTACCAACAACAGCCTACAGGTGAAGAAGGTGCGCTGGTAAAGAGGGATTGGTGGAAGCGTTGGGAGTCAGATAGAGCGCCGCCGTGTGAATTTATCATCCAAAGTTGGGATACGGCGTTCACAAAAAGTCAGCGGGCTGACTATTCTGCGTGTACAACATGGGGTGTGTTCCACAAAGACGAGAATGAGAACGATGTAAACATCATTTTGCTCGATGCGTGGAAGGATAAGCTGGAGTTTCCGGAGTTAAAGGCTAAGGCCAAGGAAATGTACGACGAATGGCAGCCTGATTCCTGCATTATTGAGGCTAAAGCTGCTGGCGCGCCGTTGATATTTGAATTGAGACGCATGGGCGTGTACGTTCAAGACTATACGCCGACCCGTGGCAACGATAAGTTCGTGCGTTTGAACAGCGTGACGGACTTATTTTCATCCGGTAAAGTGTGGGCACCCGAAACTCGGTGGGCAGATGAGGTTATCGAGGAGATGGCAAGGTTTCCGAACGCAGAACACGATGACTTGGTGGATAGTACGGTACAGGCATTGATGCGATTTCGGCAGGGCGGATTTTTGCGGCTTGATTCCGACGAAGAAGACGATCCAATCGAATTCCGTCGCAAGCGCGTTTACTACTAGGAGAGTACATGAACCGTAGACAATTCTTACAGACAATAACTGCTGGTTCAGTAATGATCATGCTGCCTTCATTGGCAGAATCAGTTTTATCTGGGTCAGGAATTAACACTGTCGAAGATTTTACTGCGTGGATAGAAAGTAGATATGAATGCCACATGGGGGAAGCTAGGGCATATATGTCTTTAACGGAAGAAGAATTAAAAAAATACAACCTTGGTTTAGATGATTTGCCGGTTGAAAGAAAAGTTTGGGCTACAGACAATTATAAACAGGTTAATTTAATTTATACCACCGTGGCTTTTGCTGTCGAAGGCAGTGATTCTAAAGAAGCAGAGCGCCAACTTGTGCAAGCTTTGAAAGAAAAACTTGAAGAGATTCCACCTCAGACATTAATCTGGCGAGTTAAACCAGAATTTACTAGCGATCAAATGACTGAATATCGTGAAACCTTCGCAACGCATGAACAAGTGGAAGATGGTTTATTTGATAGGCCATTCCCAGCAGACGTTGAATATGACTTTAATACAGGTTCATACAAACATGTAAAGCGTAAGTACGTGCTTAACAAACTCAGAATGCGCTTGGTATTTCCAAAGCAAATTGCTGAAGACTACGAAGAATTGACTATCGCTGACGGTGGTCATCCTAAAAGGATTTAATTATGGCGACAAATTTTGACAAAGCTCTCTATCAGGCACCTTTAGGCATGGGTAGCACTGAAATGGAACCGGATATTGAGATTGAGATTGAAGATCCAGAGTCTGTATCTATAGGACTAGGTGATATAGAGATTGATATTGAGCCAGGCAAGGAAGAAGACGATGACTTTGACGCCAACCTAGCTGAGTTTATAACCGATAACGAGCTTCAAGAGTTAGCTGGCGACTTACTGTCGGACTTTGATGACGATATCGACGCACGTAAGGACTGGATGCAGACCTACGTGGACGGTTTAGAACTATTGGGGATGAAAATTGAAGAACGATCAGAACCATGGGAAGGTGCATGTGGCGTTTATCATCCGTTGTTATCTGAGGCTCTTGTCAAATTCCAAGCCGAGACGATTATGGAGACATTCCCAGCTGCGGGGCCAGTTAAAACTAAGATTATTGGTAAGGAAACACCTGCGAAGAAGGACGCTGCTGAACGTGTGCAAGACGA